TTTTAAATACCGGGATATTGGTGCCACAGTGACACATTTGACGATTAAGTTATATAATTCAATGGTTTATCTTGTGGCACCTATGTGTCACTACTCTAAACAACGCAAGGCACTTTTTTGTTTTTTAAGAACTAAAATGAGTAAAAACTCAACTATACAGCGGGTTACAGCATGGTAGATAAAAGATTAGTTGGTGCCACAACTGGTGACACAAAAGATATGTCTCTTAAACATCCAAAAGGAAGAGATGGTTTAACAGATAGGCAAAGAATATTTGTTAAAATTTATACTGATAATGAAGGTAGATTGACACCAACAGAATGTGCAAGACAAGCAGGCTACAAAGAAGAACGAGCTGCTATAACAGCATCTGAATTATTAAATGGAAAACAACATCCAAAAGTAGTAGAAGCTGTTTTGGCTAGAAGAGCTGAGTTAGAAAAAACCCATGAAGTTAAATTAAGTAAACATGTACAAGAGTTGGCTAGACTTCGTGATCGTTCTCTCTCAGAGAAGTCTTATAGTGCTGCTGTTAATGCTGAGCGCTTGCGAGGGCAGGCTGCGGGATTGTACATTGATCGTAAAGAAATCAGAACAGGCAGTATCGACAGTATGTCCCGTGAAGAAGTTTTAGCTAAACTTAAGGAGATTGGATTAGATGGTAAATTTAAAAAAGAAGGACCAGCAACCGTCCTGGAAGTCGAAGAAGAATCCAATAGCGAGCCAATTGACATCACCCCAGTGGAAACAAAAAATAGTAAAGGACAAGAAAAAGTATGACCGTAAAACCAGAAACAAATTTCTGGAAGAGTTTAAAGACATCATTAGAGGGTGGTAATTATATTGTTTCACGTCTTGAATCATACGTTACACCAGGATTCCCGGATTGCCTTATTTATAACAAGGTTACAGGTTTCTTTACAATTGAATTAAAGGTTATTAATAGTAATAATAAGGTAACGGTTTCACCCTTCCAAATTGCATGGAATATGCGTCATGCTTTAGCAGGAGCGAAGTCATATATCTTGGTTGGGGGGCTTCCCAACCACCAGGTTAAACTGTTTCATGGGTGCAAAACCAAGGAACTTAGCCAAAGCACCGTGGACCAAGTACCCGGCCTCTATGAGGGAAGGCTCGTGGACCTTGACCTAAGCAAAATCGTGTCAAACTCCGAAACTCCCTTATAATAATTTCTTGTGGATAAGCTGTGGATAAGTCGCGGTTAGTGCCCGCTGCGCCCGGCGCCCAAACTCCCCAAACTCCCCTTACTTTTTCCTAGTTTTCTGCGGATTCGTTCCACGCTTCCAGCAGCCCGGGCCAGGAAGCAGCTGACCTTCAGTCCTGAAACTCCCAAACTCCCCAATGTTTCTCCCGTTTTTTGTACCATCTCATCCTGCATCCCCAGCTGCCGGGCGCGCCGGGAGTTTACTGCTTCGTACCAGTCAGGTAATGGTCGAAGTATCGTGAAGCTTAAAAAGTTATCCACAGAAAATTTTGTGGGGTGGGTTGCATGTGAACGAATTAGGTGTTATATTATAGTTAGAAATATAACAAAGGAGTTAATATGGTATTACCAGAAGATAGCAACAATGTATTAGTAGATGTGTTGCAACAAATAGCTGATTCTTTAGACAAGAATACAGACATACTAAATAGAATATGTAATCATTATGATTCGGTTGTTCCTGTAATGAAGAAGAATCAAGAAATGGTCGCATTATCAAACGAAGATAACCGAAGTGCACTCGATAAGATGTATGACGGAATCTTCCGTACTAACGAAAGTTAGGCATATTTAGGGGGAGTTGTCAAACTCCCAAACTCCCCCTAACAAATAAACTGTGGATAACCTGTGGATAAGTCCCGCTGGGGCACCGGGCCCGCAGCGTGCAAACTCCCTGAAACTCCCAAACTCCCCAATAATAAATCTAGGTTTTCTGCCGTTTTTTCCGAGATGGTTTGCGCACCGGGCGCGCCGGGAGTTCCCGGACAGTCTTCGGAATAAAAAGGTTGGATTTCTGCCATTTTTTTGTAGCCCGGGACTTGACTTCAGGATCCAGGAAGGTTATATAATAAAGAAGAGATGGTAGATGACACTTGGAATTGGGGTATTTCCGCCATTTTTTAAAGCAGGTAGAGCTGACAGCAGCTACTGCATCCTGCTTCACCAGCTGCAGCGTGAGCTGCTGCATCAGAATTAGAAAGGAATACAATGTTTGATTTTATAATAGGAATACTCCTCCCTCTGAAATGGATTGGGATCGCGTTCCTGGTTTACTATTTAGTATCCCGTTTGGCTTAAACTCCCAAACTCCATTAATATTTATCCACAGGTTCTTGGTCCATGCGACATGTTGTCGCCCGGCCCGGGCGCCGTACGAGTTGACATGAAGAATGGTTTGTGTTATGCAGAAGATAGAAAGAGAAAGGATTACTATGATTCGTTGGAACAAATGGACTAGAGATTATACATATACTTATGAATGGCATGATGGGGCTTG